AAGATCCTGCACTACGGTCTCCTCCTTCTACACTTCTCTGACAAAACCAACGTTACCGAAACTTACAATCAATGAGCAAAGTTACTCTATCTAAAAAAACGCTTGATGTACTCAAAAACTTCAGCACAATCAATTCGTCCATCGTATTCCGCCAAGGAAGCACAGTACGCACTATTAGCAATGCAGAAAACATTCTCGCGAAATTCACTGGCGAAGAAGTATTTCCTTCTGACTTCGCAATTTATGATCTCAGTCAGTTTCTTAGTGGTATCTCTTTGTTTAATGATCCTCAACTGGAATTTACCAGTGGCGATTTTGTTAACATCCGTGGCGGTCGTCAGTCTGCTAAGTATTATTTTTCGGATCCAGAGATTACGCTCAAGAGTGCTCCAGAAAGAAATGTGAATTTTCCTGGTGCAGATCTTCAGTTCAATCTCAGTGCTGATGATTTGATTGCTTTGCAAAAAGCATCTGCTGTATACAGTCTTCCAGATCTTACTTTCCAATCTGAGGAAGGAGTAGACACTATCAAACTTATCCTAAAGGACAAGGAGAATGATACCAGCAATACTTACGATATCACCGTGGCGGGTTGTTGCAGCGGCACCCATTCTCTTGATCTTAAGATTGAGAACATTCGTGTGCTACCTGGTGACTACACCGTTAAAGTTTCTCAGCACTTGATTTCTGAGTGGACTAATGTTAACGTTGACTTGACCTATTATATTGCACTGGAACCCAAGTGAAACATATCCTTTTCACGTTGAAGGGTTGTACAAAAGATCTCCTAAACGATGAGGAGTATATTAGGGATGTAGTTTACTCTACATCTCGTAAGTGTAAGTCAACATTACTTGCACTTCATTCACACAAGTTTGATCCCCAAGGTGTAACTTGTGTTGCCATGCTTGCTGAGTCCCACATCAGCATTCATACGTGGCCAGAGAAAGGCATGGCAGTATGTGATATTTTTACATGCGGTGAGCATACTAAACCCAAAAAGGGTGTAGAATATATGCGGATGATGTTCAATGCTGATGACATCATTTCTAATTCATTTAACAGACCACTAGAATGAATATTTTTGTTACCGACTTCTGTCCAATAAAGTCTGCTCAGGTATTGCCTGACAAACATATTGTAAAGATGCCTTTGGAAACGTGTCAAATGTTATCCATTGTAGCATCTAAGAAGTGGGGTTATGGTTTTGGTGATTTGCCCAGACTAGATGGAACACCATATAAGACTGAGAAGGGTGCATTTCGTAATCACCCTTGTACTATTTGGGCACAGCAAAACTGGTCATGGTTGATACGCCATGGTCTTGCGTTATGTGATGAGTACACATACAGGTATGGTAAGGTACACAGTTGTGAGAAGACACTTCTCCATGCTGAGAAAATCTTTCCTTTTCAATACTTGAGATCTGTAGCAGATCGTGCTACAGTATTTGCTAGGGCTATGCCTGATCAGTGGAAGTATGACGATACCATTGATGACATTACAGCGTACAAACGCTACATTGCGTCTAAACCTTGGGTAAAGGATAATTACCTTCGCAAACCAGAACGCAAACCTGATTGGATTTAATTATGAGTAAAGAGTTTTTGTGGGTGGAGAAATACCGTCCTAACAAAGTTGAAGATTGTATTCTCCCCGACACTATCAAAGAAGTGTTTCAGGGTTTCGTCAATCAAGGGGAACTCCCTAACCTTTTGTTGAGTGGTACTGCTGGAGTTGGTAAGACTACCATCGCTAAGGCGCTGTGTGAGGAGATTGGTGCTTCCTACATCGTGATCAATGGATCTGATGAAGGACGCTTCCTAGACACCGTGAGGAACCGTGTGAGGCAGTTTGCCACAACAGTCTCTCTGACCTCTGGAGCGTCCCACAAGGTCGTTATCATTGATGAGGCAGACAACACCACCAACGATGTTCAACTGTCCCTGAGGACCGCTGTGGAGGAGTTTCATGGAAACTGCCGTTTTATCTTCACCTGCAACTTCATTAACAAGATCATTGAACCACTGCACTCACGTTGCACAGTTGTTGATTTTAGAATCAAACATGAGCAAGCAGTAGGATTGCAAGGTCAGTTCTTTACTCGTTTAAAAACTATTCTGGCAAATGAAAATGTTCAGTATGAAGACAAGGTTCTCGCTAAACTTACAAAGCGTTATTATCCTGATTGGCGTAGGCTTATTAACGAGTGTCAGCGTTATGCTGCCACAGGTAGTATCAATTCTGCTATTCTTGTTGATGTTGCTGATGTTAATTTGGACACGCTTCTATCGTCTTTAAAGAAGAAAGAGTTTACTAATGTCAAAAACTGGGTTGTTCAACATATGGACAATGACCCTACAATGGTCATGCGTAAAGTTTATGATAGCATGTATAGTGTTTTGAAAGCTGCTTCTATTCCAGAAGCAGTTCTCATCATTGCCAAATATATGAATAGCATTCCAATTGTTCCTGATCAAGAAATTAATTTACTAGCATGTCTAACCGAAATCATGATGAGTTGCGAGTTCAAGTAAAAAAGACAACTCCTAATAATGTAAAAGAAGCTCATGAAGGACTTTTTCATGCTACAATGAATTTACCTGCTGCAGCAGAACACTGTGGTATGACTCAGAAGGAATTAAAGATGACATTTTTTGAATATCTAAAGTACAATGCCCCAAACTTTGAAATCACTGAAGACACCTCTTCGCTATCCAGGCGGGAAAAGCAGAGCACTGGCAAACCTGTTCCGATTCCTCCCAGACCTTTCCCAGGCAACCGAGTATCGTGAACCATTTTTGGGTGGTGGCAGTGTTGCCATTGAGGTTACTAAGCGTTACCCAAACCTAGACATATGGGTAAATGATTTGTATGAACCACTCTATAATTTTTGGCGTGTTCTTCAAGATCAAGGACAAGAACTTCATGATGAACTAGTTCAACTTAAGAACAGTCATCCAGAACCAGTATCAGCAAAACTATTATTTCTAGATGCTAAGGAGAAAGTAAACGATGATCAGGCATCCAATTTATCTCGCGCTGTTAGTTTTTACATTGTTAACAAGTGCTCTTTTTCTGGTCTCACTGAGTCCTCATCCTTCTCAAAACAGGCATCAGAAAGTAATTTCTCTATGCGAGGAATTGATAAACTCCCAGACTATTCCTTGATGATTAAAGAATGGAAGATTACTAATCTTCGTTATCAAGAACTGATGACTGACGACAAATCTGTTGTATCTTATCTAGATCCTCCATATGAAATCAAATCAAACTTGTATGGTAAACGAGGAAACATGCACAAAGGGTTTGACCATGATGGGTTTGCTACTATTTGTGATCGTTTTATCGGTCCTCAACTTATATCATACAATTCATCGCAATTGATCCGTGATCGTTTTGACGGGTGGACAGTTGCGGAATTTGCACATACTTACACTATGCGCTCTGTGGGGAGTTATAATACAGATCAAGCGTCACGTAAGGAACTAGTCCTTTTTAATTATGAAATGTGAAGTCACCCTCTATGTCGCAGGCACCGTGTTCAAGGAGCAGGTTCATGCTCGCGACTACCAAGAAGCACGTCAGGTTGCTCTTGCTCGTAACCCCAATGCTAAAATTGTTGGAGTAACTGCAAAGTTCTGATGTGGAAAATATGGAAGTACGCTCTCGGATCTTTTAACGACAGCACAACAAAAAAGTATGATGATGTTATATGCGTCATCAGAACTATTATTTTTATACAGTTAGTAATTACTAACTGTTTTATTATTAGCGGAGTGATTAGACACTGGAATGACATACCAACTGAAAGACTATCTGTACAGCATCAATCAATCAAAAAAGAATATCCTTGATGACGACGTTGATGCTGAGCGAGGGTATCCTCCTTATATTATTAACAGGTGCCTCAGTTCTTTCACTGATACTGTCTTGTTTGCCAATGAGATGAACAAGAATCCTCATCTTCCAAAGAAGATGCAGTATGACTTTTTTATAAATAGTGTGAAGCCAAGGAAGCGTTTC